ATATACTATTCCCAACGCAAGTGCAGGCTTGCCAGCATATAGTGCGATGACTAGAAACGGCTTGGGTCAAGTAAAGTGGTCTAGTCTAGACCATCACAAAACTAAAGTTGGATTGGCTCGACAATACCCACAGCATTATGGTACTATGTTTGCCAAAGAAGCCCGACTGCAAGATTTGTTTGAACTTTATGAGGCTATTCCAGTCAGCACCAAGAGTGTGTTCTCTGGTAAAGCCGGTACTGTAAGTCGTGTTGATGCGGCATACAAGTATGAAGAATCTCAAGTTGAGTTTACACTGGAACGACATAAAGCACATTGGCATGGCATTTTGCTTGACGATGCGGCATATGGTTATTATGGCAACATGATTGCCTATAGCAAGAGTGTTGGTTGGTCTAAAAAAGATTTGCTAAAACTTACAGATCATTTAGATGCTATCGTGTTTGACTTTTTTACGGACCTCGCAGGTTGCCGTACTGAGGTCATCAATACTCATGCACGTTGGTTCAAAGCATGTAACCCGTTAGCAAAGAAAATTCCTAACCCGACTGATGATTGTTTCTTGGCTATCATACAGAAAATTTATTTGAAACTTAATGGAACCAGTCAAGTGACCAGTCATGCATATAACTATGTGCATGTCAGCAAAGATATCTATGATTACTTGCCTGCTGAGATTATTAACAAGGTAGATACTTATGTCCAAAATAACATTGCCTGGTGATTGTTCTTGGTTCTATCTGATAGAACTATGGCATAATCATATCAAAGGTTTCGGTATTACGACAAACGAAGAGCGCAGATTGCGCAAAGGTTATTGTTATCCGTCAGCCTCTATCCAAGAGTTTTGTCATCTATACTATGGCAAAAGATCACAGATACAGGCATTAGAACGTTGGTTCAAAAATGAACATCGTAGTGAGTTGTTGGTACTGATTGATCGTAAACTTGAATGGATCGATCCTAGTAGTGATTTGAACGACATGAAAGAAATGGTCAATACTATTGAGGACCGAATTGTTGTTGCTAACTACGGCGAGATTTACCGTGTTAAAGCACAACATTTGCCCTACAAACCCAGCGATTATTTCAAGGATATCAAAAAGAACCCTAGTTACTATCTAGAGGTCGTGTAAGTTGTTGTTTTTAAACAACAAAATATCCATAAAATAGTGGAAAAAAGTGGTGAAAAAGGCTTGACTTTGGGTACCCAAGGGACTATAATTAATACATAGAGTTGAGAAAAGGAAACAGAAATGCAAATCGCTACAGCAATCAAGATTCTTCAGAAAGAAGCAGAATTTCTCGGAATGCCCCTGCTTGAGACACTGGAGTTCATCAAGGCTAACCCACTAGCCCAACCCCGTCAGACAATGATCGCGTTCAATGTCTTTATGGGCGAAGGTGCTAAGATGTTTGCTAAGGCTTGACATTGGTCCTGCAAGGTACTATAATAGTTATATCGTAAGTTGATTAATTGGAGATGAGTATGTCAACAGTTCGTATTTTAAATGGGTCTTATCGTAACACTCAAGTTGTTGATCAGATGTTTACTCTGGTCAAGGGCTTTCAGTCAGGTAAGAAAGGTAACTATGTCACGGTGCGTAACGAGGGCCAGTTCCCTGAGTTTAGCGGCATCGATACAGTCAAGGTAAAGGTAGAATCAATGAATGATATTGAGTTCTTAGGTGGTGCTGTTGCGCAAGTGCCCAGCACTAAGCAAGTTGCCGCGACCCCTGTAGAAACTGACGAGGAAGCAATCGCACGTATTCGCACACGTTTTGCGATTCTTGATGAAATGTCAGCGGCTACTACTAAGGGTGGTATTCGCGCAATGATCGTATCAGGTCCCCCGGGCGTTGGTAAATCGTTTGGTGTTGAACAGCAGTTAGAGAAAGCGGCTATGTTTGACAAGATTGCAGGTCGTCCACTCAAGTTTGAGATCGTCAAAGGTGCTATGACAGCACTGGGTCTCTATGCTACATTGTTCAAGCATAGTGACAAGAACCACGTGTTGGTGTTCGATGACTGTGACAGCGTGTTGATGGATGATCTCGCGTTGAACATTCTCAAGGCCGCACTTGATAGTGGCAAGCGCCGCAGAATTTACTGGAACAGTGATTCTAGCATGTTGCGCCGCGAAGGTATCCCTGACAGTTTCGACTTCAACGGTTCTTGTATCTTCATCACTAACATCAAGTTCGATCACTTGAAGAGCAAGAAGTTGCAGGATCACTTGGAAGCGTTGCAGTCACGTTGTCACTTTCTTGACTTGACTATTGATACGGAGCGTGACAAGATGTTGCGTATCAAACAGGTGCATCAGGATACTGATGGTGGATTGTTTCGCGATTACTTTTTCGAGAATGATGAAGGTGATCAAGTGTTGCAATTCATGTTTGACAACAAGGCCCGATTGCGTGAGTTGAGTATGCGTATGGCACTCAAGATCGCTGATCTGGTCAAGATCAGTCCCAACTGGAAGATGTTGGCTGAGAACACGGTCATGAAGCGGGCATAACGACTCATCTCCGTAACCCGCGGATTGAAGAGGCCCAGAAATGGGCCTCTCCTTTTTGTTTGAAATATTTACTACAGTCTTATATAATATTGTGATGATACTATTATCCAAGCGAGAACATTTATTACACTATATGCTTCAAGGGTATGTTCACTTGAGCAAAAAGGATTATGGTTTCTTCAACAATCTACAATACATCATTAAAACAAATAATCGTGTAACCACTAATCAAAATAAATTGTTTGAAAAGTTACTGACAAAGTATCAACGACAACTAAAGAAATTGGGACATAAAGTAGAGGACCTTATTGGTGTCAAGTGGGAAGTAGAAGTGGTGACGAGTGCCCAAGAATACTTAACTGCATATATTCAGGTAACTGAAGGTGACATTCATATTCGCACCCCTTTCGATACTAAGTTCATTCAATCATTCAGAAATCTAAATGACAATAGTTTCTTATGGCATAAAGATAAAAAGGTATATATATCACCTTACAATACATATGCATTGAAATCTGCCGTCATGTTGGTTAACAAACATTTCGATAATGTCACTTATTGTGATGAGACTAGTAGGCTATTAGATACTGTTAAAGAATATGAATCACTAAGTTGGACTCCTACTTTACGCAAAATAAATGATATGTATTTGATAACGGCTATCAATAATTATCTATACGAGGCTATCAAACATATCACTCTCAATAATGATCCAAAAACACTATTAGAATTGTCAACACATGGTATAGCCATATCTGACGATATCGTACAAGATAATTCATTACTGACATTTGCAAGCGCATACGATGCAGTAGTAGATTTAGATTGTTTTGATCAGGTTGCTGAATGGTTAAAATTACTAGGTATAGAGCATGTCTTTACGTCCAAAGAAGTCATATATAATAAAGAAATCAGTAACTCTATCAAAGTATCGTTATTGAAATATGGATTGACATGTAGCCCACTGGGATCAACTGACCATACTAATGCAGTACTATTAAAAACTAACACCATGACTAGTACAGCAACTTATCACCCTAAAAGAATGAACAAGATTATACATTTAACAAATAGCAGGCCTATAGAGGTACGATGAGAGAAGCAAAAATCATAATCAAAGATGAAGTCAACTGCAAGATCGAAGGTCTTGAGTTAGACTGCCGCAAAGCATTGATGCGCAAGTTCGAACACGAAGTACCCGGCGCACGTTATCTGCCCGCGGTACGCCTCGGTAGATGGAATGGTAAGGTCAGTTATTGTAGCCTAGCGGGTAGCACATACATCAATCTGATACCTGATATCGTTCCCATATTACAAGAATATGATTATGATATCGAATTGGTTGATATGCGTGAATATCAAACTACTTTCGAATTTACTCAAGTGTCCATGGATTCGTTTTCCGATAAGGTATGGCCCAAAGGTCACGTTGAAGAGGGCAAGCCTATCATGTTGCGCGACTATCAGGTAGAGATCGTCAATAACTTTTTAAAGAATCCGCAATGCATACAAGAAGTAGCGACGGGTGCAGGTAAGACTATCATGACTGCGGCTCTAAGTAAATCAGTAGAGCAATATGGGCGTAGTATTGTCATCGTACCAAACAAAAGCCTTGTTGTACAGACTGAAGCAGACTATATCAATCTTGGATTAGATGTTGGTGTATACTTTGGTGATCGCAAAGAGTATAACAAGACACATACTATCTGTACTTGGCAAAGTCTTAACAATCTGTTAAAGACTACAAGAGCAGGTGAAGCAGAGATCAACATCAAAGAGTTTATCGAAGATGTTGTTTGCGTCATGGTAGACGAAGTGCATATGGCCAAGGCTGATGCATTGAAGTCACTATTGACTGGACCCTTCAGTCACATTCCTATTCGTTGGGGACTCACTGGAACTATACCTAAGGCTGTGTATGAGCAAGTGAGTTTGCTTGTTAGCCTAGGTCCTGTCATCGGTAAACTCAGCGCGGCTGAATTACAAGAGAAGGGTGTGTTGGCACAATGCCATGTGAACATTGTTCAATTGAAAGACGGTGTTGAATTCTCAAACTACCAAAGTGAATTGAAACATCTATTAGAAGATGAAAAAAGATTAGACAAGATCAGTCAATTGATTGATAAGATCAAAGATAGCGGAAACACTTTAGTGTTGGTTGATCGCGTCAATGCAGGACGTGAATTGATATCACGTATACCAGATAGCGTGTTCATATCAGGCGAGACTAAACTAACCGAGCGCAAAGAAGAATATGATGAAATTAAAGTAAGCGCCAATAAAGTTATTGTTGCTACTTATGGGGTAGCGGCTGTAGGCATCAACATACCTCGCATATTTAATTTGGTATTATTAGAGCCAGGTAAATCTTTTGTTAGAGTTATTCAATCGATAGGTAGAGGAATTCGTAAAGCAGAAGATAAAGACCACGTAGAGATTTGGGATATCACAAGCGATTGTAAATTTGCTAAACGTCACTTGACGCAACGCAAAGCATATTACAAGGAAGCAAAGTATCCATTTACTCTAGAAAAACTTGACTATTGAACAGGAGTGTTGTAAAATAGCAACATGAGAATTTTAACATTAGATAACAAATATTACAATCTGGAAACATTACCAGATGAGATCGATGATCTACGATTTGCGATACTTGATAACAGCAATCCACAAAACGTTGACTATTTCTATATACCACTGATTTTTGTTGAGAGTTTCAACAGCGCGGCATTGGTATTGAAGATAGGCGACAAGACTATCAAGATGCCATTAGATTGGCAGATATTGATTGGTGAAAAAGAACATGGTGACTTAGAGACATTGCCATTAAGCAGTCTTAATGATCGCGGGTTCAACGCATTTGAATTTAACCCATTGAGTTCGTTTAGTCCTAGTTTTATGCCTATCGAAATCGTAGACATATATCATGATGTCACTTGGTATGCACCTAGACTACGTAATGGACAATTTTTATGTGTACCTATTGACGATGGTCCTGAACCCCGTTGTGTATATTTTGTTAAAGAGATCAGCAGAAATTGCGAGATCGTAGATTACAATCAAGTTTTTTAATGAGAGGAAACGTATAATGGCAACTTGGAAAGTAGAACCAACATGGAAGAAATCAATTATTGAGCGTAATTACCTCAGTAAAGATGGTAACACAGTTATGATAGAAACTGGCTGGCGATGGGGAGAGTTTACAGTTGAAACTGAAGATGACAATCCTCCTAACATTGAAGCAGGTGTAGATATCTATGATTGCGGGTATGAAAGTGAATTAGTTGAAACTAATGATGGGTGCTGGGAAGAACATGACTTTGATGAATGTGATGATGAAACACAAGAATGGTTAGAAGAATTCTTTGAAGAAGGTAATAGTTGGTTAGACCTCGAATGTGATCATGGTTGGTTGCAAGATGAATGCGAGATGATCATCGATTGTGACCTCAAGATCACACGCATCAATGAAGATGGTACTGAAGGCGAGTCATTTACAACAGGCGGGGATGAAGAGCCTAAAGAAGCGATGAAGATTGAACCAGGCGCACCGTGGCCCTTTGATAATGCTAAAAAGGAAAACGAATGAATTTTTTTAGAAAATGGTTTGCTAAACAATGTAAACGAGCATGGGAAGATAGCCATAATCTTATAGAAGCCGATGTACCTCAAAAGTTAGTTACTCCCGCTAGGTCTATTGATAGTAACGGTATGAATTTCACCGTTTATCGTGCAAATGGCGGGCATATAGTAGAAACTAGACAGTATGATAGAAAGCGTGATAATAATGATCATAGCCTGCATATCATCACCGATGACAAAGACTTGGGTGAAGAGATCGGTAAGATCATCACATTTGAACGACTGAAGGCATAACATGGCTAAAGCAAAGGTTTCAGCAGACGAGAAGTTTGAGAAACAGGATTTCGATCTGTTTGAAGCCTTGTCGGCATTAGATAAGAAAGACTATGGCTATTATGATCGACTGACTGATGAACAAAAACAAAAGTTTAATCCCTTTATGTTGATCAAATGGTTTAGTTATATCAAGGGCAAGACTGAAGCACAACAATACTATGTGTTAGCAGGCAACGAGTTCGCTAATAAACATATGTTCAATGAGATCGTAGGTAAACATCCTAAACTGCAATGGCTGATGTTGTGTTCTGCCAGCCCTGAGTTAGGCAAACAATTTCGTCAATGGATACCTCAGATAAGCGAACGTGTTAGTAAACTCAAAGACAATGCCAAACTAACCGACATACGTGAATACTATAGCAAGATATATCCTAAGGCTGATAAAGAATTAGTCGATGAGATATCGAAACTTTACGTAGCAGAACATAAAAAGAAAGTATACCTTGCACAAAAATTTCCAGAGATGAATTTCGATGACATTGAAGCACTTAGTAATTTCGTCACAGAAGATGACATCCAAAAATACGAAAAAGAACACGGCAACTGAACATAGTTGTGAATTTTGTGGTCGCTCTTTTATCAGAGAGAACACAATGCTCAAACACCTATGTGAGACGAAGCGTAGGTGGCAAGATCGTGACAAGCATGGTAATCGTATAGGGCATAATGCGTTCATGCAGTTCTACAGTAAGCACAGCAGGAAAGCAAAGAAAGACTACATGGAATTTGCGAAAAGCGCATATTACACTGCCTTTGTTAAGTTTGGTAACTATTGTGTAGAAGCA